GGCAGGATGCATTTACGCATGACTTTAGCACCAAAGAAGTTATCATTGGGTATAGCAGTTCAGACATCCATCCTCTCAGTTCTTGGGAGTCAGGAGAATATGAGAAAACGACTTATAAGATTGACGGTAAAGGCACTGTGACTTTTACTGGCCCAATCGTTAAAGTGACCAAGAAGGTGACTTTTGAGAATAAAGATATAGATAGAGATGTGCATAAAAGCCCACAAGATTGGCTGGATTTGCGGCGAGTAGAGGCTGACTTAAATAAAGAGGTGGAGAAAACAGTCCAGATCTGTCGTGCCTGTAAGGCTGCTGAATGAGCAAGCGTTTTGTGTTTTGCTGGCCCACAAGTCTAATATTTATATGAAGGTCAAATTATTATGAGAAAGCCTGTACTTTTAGAATCACTCATCGCCGAAGTAGAAATTTTGGGCGAGAAAATAATCAATGAAGTCACAGGTGATATGGAATTATACATAAAAGTCAAAAAGTGGCAAGAAGCAGACACTATTAATAAAAATGGTCGTCGGTATAGAAGAGGATTGCTTCAGCGAGAAATTGATATTGTTACAGAACGTATTGGGAAAGGCGAGGCAATTTGGGGCCATCCGTGTCACCCTAAAGATGGGCAGGGCAAGACTGATGAAGTTTCTCATAAATGGACAAAAGTGGAGATGGATGAGAACGGTATTTGTAGTGGTCTTGTAACGGTTTTGCCTACAACGACAGGAAAGAACATTCAGGTGCTTTTGAAATCAGGACCAGTAGGGTTGTCTACTAGAGGTTTTGGAACTGCTACTGAGAAAGAAGAAGAGATTGATGGAGTAAAGACAAAATTTCTAGATATCAATGATGACTATGGTATGGTAGTCCCTGGTGATTGGGTGACTTCTCCATCCGTGAGAGGTGCCGAAGGTCAAGCAGAGGCTATAATGGAAATAGAGTCTGAGCTAAATAAAGGTTTGGACTTAATAAAAAATACTGACGAAAAAAAAGGAGCTAACATGAAAGACGTTAAAGAATTAAGGGAGAAGCATCCTGATTTGGTGAAACAGGTTGAAGACGAAAAAGAGACTGCTCTGAAGGCTGAGGCCACAAAGCCGGATGAGAAAAAGGATACAGAAATCGCTGAATTGAAAACAACGGCTACCACGAAGGACGAGAAGATCACGACATTGGAGAGTGAAATCACGACTCTTAAAAAAGCCAGTGAAACGGCTCTTGGCGAGATTCGTAAAGTCATCTCTTCAGCTTCAGACATTAAAGGTGTGCTCCCTGAAACCACTGAAGACGATCCTGATCCTCTTCCTGATGGTGATCCGGTTTTAAAAGATGAGCTGAAAAAAGTCAAAGCAGATCTGAAAGTCGCTGAGGAAAAGAATGTCACTTTGGAATCTGAAAAGTCATCTAAAGAGACTACAGAAAAAGATAAAGCTGATGCTGCTAAACTTCAAAAAGACATGAGAGAAAAACTGGATGCTCTTCTTAAGAAAGATGAGTATAAAGTTTATGCCACGTTCATTGAAGAGGAAGTTGTCAAAGATGAGAAGATCATCATTAAATCCGTAGATGAAGTTGAAGCTGATGTGAAAACAGCATTTGAGAAGATCAGCAAAATTCGTGCCAGTGGGATGAAGGATGGAATTCTTCTGGATGGGATCAAGGAAAAGGGTCGTATTGCCAATCCAGAAGGCGGTACGGCTGAGGAGAACAAAAAAGAAAGAAAGGTCAAGTTACATGCTCTGTATCAGCAAACGATCCAATCAGGATTTAAGGGTTCGTATGACCAATGGGCCGAGAAATATCCCAAGCTCGTTGAGAGCGTGATTTAAATAGGAGGATTAATAAAATGAAATACAGTGAAGAGATAGGAAGTTTTCTTGAACGTCAGAAGAAATCACTGTTGCTGACGGATGGTGCTGATGAAAGCACCCATTTCCTGACGCCTCGGGAGCAGGCAGGGCAAGATTTTGTGGCTTTTGATAGAAAGCGCCAACGACCAATTGGTATGAAGGAAATGCTGTATGAAAATACCATTGCCTGGTTGATGGATGCTGGTCGTGGAATTCTAAAAAGTGAATGGATGGACTTGGTGACTGAAGAGGCTCTTTCTGAAGACACCACGACTTCAAAGATTCAAACTTTTACCACGAGTCTGTTGCCAGCGGTGCGGGCAATTTTTACCAATCTGGTCGCTATGGATTTGGTGAGTCTTCAGCCTTTAGGTGGGCCAAGTGGTTTTATCTATTGGATGGATCATAAGTACGTTTCAGATCATGCTGCAGATGATATTAATGCTGGTGACAAATTGGCTGATCATCAAGATGCTAAAACCTATACGGACAGCAAAGAGAAAGACACTGATGTTAAACAGATTGAAGCATCTTTGACATCAAAGCTGATTTACACGGAGATCAAAAAGGTTGCAACTCGCTGGACGATGGAAGCTGAACAGGATTTTAGCTCACAATGGAAGATGAATTTGGAAGCTGAGTTGATGCCCGAATTGAGTAATCAGATTATTCGTGAAGTGAATCGTAAAATCATTTCTGCTCTCTTGGCTGGTGCCAAGAATAATGTTGATTGGGATATCACCGTTCCTGATACGGACTCCACGTCTGCCGATAAGATGGCTTATTACCAAACCTTGTGGCATAGTATTCAGTGGGCTAATGCCCAGATTATTGGTGAAAAGTATCAGCCGGCAACTTGGATGATGATGAATCACAATACCTATTACTATTTGGAAAGACTGCAGAATTTCAAAGCCGATCCTAATGTAGGTGAAGCTGGTGCTACTTATACTCGCTTTGTTGGCACTTTGAGTGGGCTGTATAAGGTCTATGTGGATCCTTGGTTTGAGGACAATAAGATTCTTATGGGAATCAGAGGTGGAAGCTGGCGTGATTCAGTTGCTTATTATGCTCCATATATTCCTTTGTTCTTGAGCGACAAGTATATCTATAACAATGACTTTACGCAATTCATTCGTGGAGCCGCAACTAGATATGCTTATGGTGTCATTCCTGAATCCAAAACTCAAAGTCCTATCAAAAATGGTGGACTTGCTACGATCACTTTAACTGGCAGTTGATCCTAGATCAGCAAAACTGGGTTTGATATTGAAGATTGCTCTCCTTTAGGCTGGTGCGTGGTTTAAAGGAGAGTGGGTCATATAAGTTGCCTTAAAGGAGGCAAAAGTCTTTTAAAGGAAAGATAATTTTGATTTTTAAAATCGCTTTTAATGGAACTTCAACGATTCAATCTTTTTTCACTTCTTCCAGTGCTTGCCCTCTTACAGTAGAGCCTTATCAGGCTGTGGATGTTTCACAGATTCATGGGGATACTTCTGGCACTCTTTTGCCAATAAATTCATTTCTTGATTATCTAGATATCAAAGGAATAAAAAGATTTTATATACATCGTACTTTTGCGCTTGGTGATATTCTTCAGTTGGTACCGGTGGTAAGAGCTTTGAGAAAACAAGGTTATGATCCATATTTAAAAACTATAAGATGGGCAAAACCGATATTGGATTTATTGGATATAGAGTCGGTTATGGTTACTTCACGGCGTTATTTGTCACGAGGTGAATATGGGATTATGATGGATTGGTTGGTGGAGCAAGATCATCGTCGGGCAGAACTTTCTTGTCTTCATAGAGTGGATATTTATTTTAAGGCTTTGGGTGTTGAGGATTCGTTAGATGAATTAGATTGGAGTATGAATATGGAAAAGTTTCCATCTTCTGGTGTGAAAGGAAAATATATAGCACTTCAAACAACGGGAGCAAATTCAAGAAAACGATTATCGTTCAATACAAAAAATTTTATGGTAAAAGCTTTTAAGAAAGCTGGAATTCCTGTAGTCATTATTGGTGAAGGCAATATGATGCCATTAGGACAATTATTTGCCGTGATAGCTGGCGCAAAGTGTTTGGTCACTATGGATTCTGGTCCTTTGTGGATAAGTCATTTTACTAAGACGCCAGTGATTGCTATCTTTGGCCCCACTAGACCGGCTGAACGGCTGACTTATCATCCCTTGTGGCCAGAGAAGGCGATTGGTATAAGACTGAATGAAAAGATGGATCCACCTTGTGAATCTTGTTTTGAGAATATGAAAAAATGTAATGGTAGAGTTGATTGCTTGAAGATCTCAGGTGAGCAATTATATGATTTGATTCATCCGTATGCAATAAGGTTTTTAGAGGCTGGTATTAGCTATGAAGGGTAAGACTATTACACCTAAAACGATCAACGCTGACAAACGCTCTGAGAGCGTTGAGTATAAAGTTAGGGAAATTTGAGAGAGTAAGGAAAGAGAATATGACACTTAAAAGATACAAACTTCCAAATGGGGTTCTTTATGTTAATACTAGCAGTTCTACAATAGAACATATTATTGATAATGGAGTGCCTACGAAAATTCTACCTAAAAAGGCCCATTTGGCTGGAGATATGAAAGGTTTGCCCTTAGAAGAATATTTTGCTAGTCCTGAAATTTGGGATGCTAAATGGCAGGTTTGTCAGGCTGTTGAGAAAAAGGGCAAAACGACCGTGGTGATAGATGCTAAAAGAGTGAGCAAATGTGGTGATCAAATTATGCTGACTGTGTTGCCAAAAGCTTATAAAGAAACTTGGGGCGATAAGGCGCAAGTAGATGTGGTGGTTCCTAAAATTTATTTGGATGTATGGAAGCACAATCCTCATGTGCGTAGTGTTTCAGTTGAAGTGAATGGAGAGATGAAATACGATAAGGTGCTAGATGTGACAACTTTGGGTTTAAAATTTAGGCGTAAAGTTAAGGAACATTGTGCCGACATGATTGTTCATGGTTTAGGCTTGACGCTTATCAATAAAACTCCTGTCTTGGTGCTTACTGATGAGGAAAAAGATTGGGCAGAACAAGAGTTAAAAAGATTGAAGAAAACAAGTCGTCCTATAATTGGTGTGAGTATCTATTCGGCCGTGAAATCTAGAACGTATCCTCATATGATTGAAGCAACTATTGCTTTAAAAAAGAAGGGATATTCAATTGTGCTTTTGGATGATAAGCAGAAAAACGATGAATATAAATATACGTTTCGCCAATCAGCGGCATTAGTGGGGGAATGTGATTTAATTCTGACTGCTGATTCAGCAATTCTTCATGTAGCAGGAGCATTGGGGAAACGTGTCGTTGCTCTTTTTGGATATACGGAAGGCGTTGTGTTTACGGAGTCTTATGAAAAAGCTCGTCCACTCCAAGCTCCATGTCCGTATGATAAAAAGCCTTGCTGGTGGGAGATGGATTGTATAAAAGGGCCAAGGGATCATTTAGCCAGAACAAATCTGGAGCATGCGCATTGTCTTCGGGAGTTAAAATCTGATGTGGTGGTGAAAGCTGTTGAAGACCAGTTCATATTGCCAAAAAAACTTTTACTGGTGATGCTAACTTATAATGCGTTGGAGATGACAAAAAAGGCTGTGGAAAGTATAAGAAGTTATCACAATTATGAATTATTTGTGGTTGATAATCAGTCTAATGATGGTACTCAAGCATGGCTGAAAGAAAAAGAAATTGAGTTCGTTTCTGTAAGAACGTCTGTCGCTGGTGCTCAAAATATTGGGATTGAAAGATTTAAAAAAGGTGATTATGATCATATAGTTTTTTTGAATAATGATATAGTGATGAGGTTTGATTGTTTGGATCAATTAGTGTCTTGTGCTGAGGAGAGTGAAGCTTTTGGTGTTATGAGCACTCAAGTGGCAGGAGCTTCTTGGAAGATGGATTCTTTACAACCGAAAGATACAAAATGGGAGATTGTTAAAGAGATTCCAGCAGGTTCTTATTCATGTACTCTTTTTACTAAAAAATGTATTGAGATAGTTGGTACATTTAATGAACGATTTAAACCACGCTATATTGAAGATAATTGTTATACTCTCAGAATTAGAGCTTTGGGAGGAAAATTTGTAAAAACTCATGGTGCTTTATTTTGGCATTTTTTGGGCGTTGTAATAAAGACGGTAGAAAAAGCTAAAGGAGCGTCTCATACTGATTATTGGTGGAATAATATTGGTGTTTTCAAAGAGATGTATGGATTTGCGCCACATGAAAAGCAAGACCTGAAAAGATTGGGCTTGGAATGGCGTAAAAGAGATTTGGCAGAAGAGATTGGTAAGTTTATAAAAGCTAGTGGTGGAAAACCTAGAGTTGTGATCAGGCGGAGCATGGGTGGGTATGGTGATATTCTTTTCACTACTGTCGTGGCTAAAGCATTGAGATATTTGTTTTCTAAAAGTGCTGTAGAAATAGTTTATCATGTGCCTGAAAAATTTATATCTTTGCTGAGTAAAAATCCTAATATTGATAAGGCCTGTGTTGGGAATACTTCTGATCGTGATTTTACTATTAATTTGACTGATGTGGAATTTAGAGCAGAACTTCAAGAGATGCAAAAATATGGTGAAATTAAAAGTGCTAGAACGGAGATTTATTTAGACGTTCTTGGTTTGGATAAGCATTTGCCAAAGAAAGGTGATTGGCTTAAGCCGGATTATCATGTGACTGAAGGAGAGAAAGCTTTTGGGGAATCTATCTGGCACTCTCTTTATGATAATGTCAAGGTTGAGAATTTAGAGGCAGAAAACCCTCATGATGAAAAGCGTATCGTTGTTATTCAAAAGGGATCAAATATGCTGAAGCATTGGCCATATTGTAAGGAGTTGATAGCAAAGTTAAAAACGCATAAGATGTGGGATGTGATGGTGTTGGATGAAGAAAGTGGGCAAGTAAAATATGATTTTAGAAAAGCGGCATCAATAGTTTCTGTATCAGATCTGGTGATATCTCCTGATTCTGGTGTTTCAAATTTAGCAGGAACTTTAGGCGTTCCAGCTTTGACTATTTTTTCAAATAGGAATGGTAAGAATTTTATTAAGATGTTTTCATCTATGATTCCGATTCAAGGATTTTGCCCACATAGGGAACAAGATTATTGTGATTTTTTTTGTCCTTGTCTTGGTGCTGGGCCGCATAGAAAAAAGGAAAATAAAATTGTGCCAGATTGTTTGAAAAAGTTAAAAGTAGATTTGGTTTATGAAGTGGTTAAGGAGGTTTTGTAATGAGAATTTATGTTGGAATAATTGCGTATAATGAGGAAGATTTTATTGAAGCTTCTATACGTAGTGTTTACGATTATGTGGATCAGGTCGTAGTAGTTTCTGGGTCACCTTGGGGAGAGTCTACGGACAAGACTGTAGATATTGCTAACTCAATTGGCCCAAAAGTGAAGGTACTTAGTGGGACTTGGAAGAATAAAGGCACGGATCACAAAATGGTGCAAAGATTGGCATATCTTAGTGAAATGCCAAAGAATTCAAAAGATTGGTGCATTCTCCATGATGCTGATGAAGCTTTTGATGCTGAGAATATTATTAAGTTAATAGAATATTTGAAAAATGCTGATTCAAGAACTATGCTTTTCAGTTATCAATGGCGTCATATATTTGGTGATTGCTGGCATTATATTCATGGTGGAAGTTGGGATCATCCAAGAAGAGTTGGAACATTTAGATTAGTGCCAGGAGTGACGCAATTTAATCATCATATGGTTGGTGTGCATAAAGGCTTAGGCAATTTTCAAAAATTAGGCATTCCTGGGCACATAAAACTTGATGATGTTGTGTTTTTTCATTATGGGCAAGCACAGAATAAGAAAAAACAAATATTCAGATCTAAATATTATTTTAATCGGGATGCTAAATTTAGGCAAGGGAATGAAACATGGGAGGAATATTATCAAAGAAAATTTGTTCCCGATTGGGAGAGACGGATGCAACAGCCAAACGTGAAGCTTTATGATGGTCTTCACCCTGAGTCTATTCGGCCACTTATTGGGACGTATTGGAAAAAGGATGAATGAATAAACGAATAATTGTTGATGGTAACAGTACCGGCTCTATGCTGTATTGGACAGATAGGTTTTCCTTGTTTTTTCATTTAATAAAAAATAAGCTTGGCTTTGATATTCGGTCAGCAGTTACTCATAATGATTTTAAAAGAATGACGGCAGGGGTGGATTTGATATTAGCTTTTGCTTGTGAGCAACGACCACGAAGGCATATGGAAGGTTTGATAACATTGAATAAAAATGTAAAATTTATTCTTTATATGCATGATGTTCATTGGGCGAAAATAAAACGGAATGAAGGGACTACGAAATTGTTGACTAGAGCAGATCTGATTATGGTACCATATTATACATATTTCAAAAAAGTCTGGCCTCAGTTTGTGGATAAAACGATTTTCTTTCCTCATTTTTTTGCTTCTCAAGATAGGTATTGCAATTTAAAATATAATGATAATCCAAAAATGAAATGTTTGCTGACTGGAAATATTAAACAAGATCGTTATCCAATAAGGTGGGTTGTTCAGCGAACTGCTGAAAAAAATCCTGAAGTAAAATCATTGATAGACATTCTGCGTCATCCACGTCATTCTAAAACGCAATATTGGACGCGAAAAGAAGGCGGCCAGAAACAGCAATATGCCAAGACTGTTCATGAATATTTTTGTTCCGTGGCTGATGCTTCAAGATGGCATTTGCTGCTGACGAAATATTTTGAGATTCCAGCAACAGGTGCGTTGCTGCTTGCGGATGAGCCGCAAGATGGTAGAAGAACAGGACTTATTCCTGGTGAGCATTATATTGAAGTCACGAAAGATAATGTTTTGGATCAAATAAAAGATTGTTTAAAAAATCCAGGAAATTATGAGAAGATACGAAAGCGAGGGATGGAATTTGTAAGAGCTAATCATGGGATTAATAATAGATTAGGACAATTTAAAAAGATTTTGGGAAGAGTGGTATGAAAAAGACTTGCCTGAAGTGTGGATTTTGCTGCTGGAAATATGAAGTGATTCCATTGAGTGATGATGAGGTGAAAAGTGGTAAGTTTAAAACAAGAATAAATCCAAATTTCCTAAAAGAGCTTGCTGTCTCTGTGAAAAATATGTATATTCTTGTATTAGGAAGAAAGAAAAGAGTGTGCTGTTATTTTGTTGCTGATAAAAAACTGTGCTTAATCCATGATGGTAAGCCTAATGCTTGCAAAATATTCTTTTGTGGACAATGCACATGAAAGAAGTCATGCTGGATGTAGGAGAATTGGGTTGGAGCCTTTATTTGAGTGCGCACATAAGGTGGTTGAAGCACCACGGTCGGTCTTTTTTATCCGTGATGGTTTTGCCAGGCAGAGAGGTTTTGTATCATGGATTGGCTGATAAAATTTTTCTTGTGCCCGATTGCTTTTTTACAGATTTCAATATGAATCAACAGAATAGATTTACTTTTCAAAGACTTAAAAGTCAAAAACTAAGAGGATATTTTAATTCTAAACTCCCAAAAGAATATTTTGTTTCTAGAACTCAGCCGCTTGATGAACCTTCATGGAAAAAAGTATTTGTTGGAAGAATGTTGTTTAGGCCGTATGTTTCTGAAATGGTTTGGCAAGGAATTAAGAGGGATGAGATCCATGTATTTCCTAGGTGTAGAATGGCGAAATATTTTAGGTCTAGAAATTTGTCAAGGGAATTTTATATTGCTTTAATAAACCGATTATGTGATGAGTTTGAGGATTGTTTGATTCAGACTATGGGAACAAAATCTGGAGCTTATGATATAGTTATTGATAAAGTAAATTATAGGAATTTGCTGGATCAGACATCTATTGAGAATCTGATAAGTGGTGCTCCACTTGTTAGGTGTGCTATAGGCAGTCAGTCTGCCCCATTGAAATTAATGCTGCTTCAAGGAGTGCCATCTTTTATGATAGGTCACGAAAAGAAGAGGCATATAGAGATTGAAAATTGGATGAAGACTAAGGCAGGATTTTACGAGATAAATAGAAATGGGTATAATGATTTTAATAGTCCTGATTGTATAGATAAAATTGTGGAGTTTTTAAAAAAGTGAAAAGAAATATAGCCGTTATAGGTTGTGGGTATTGGGGGAAAAATCACGTTCGTGCATTGGATGAATTAGGGTATCTTGGTGCTATTTGTGATTCAGATCTGAATAATAAAATAGTTGGTGATGGTGTTGCAAGTTCTAAGGAAAAATTGGTGCATAAATATAGGCACGTTGCGCAGTTTACGGATTATTGGGATGTGCTGGAGGATGGATCAATAGACGCTGTAGTGGTAGCGACCCCTGCTAAGACTCATTCTGAAATAACTATTAATGCGCTTGATGCTGGCAAACACGTTTTGGTAGAAAAGCCTATGGCGATAAGCACCGCTGAGGCAGATAGGATGATGCTGGCGGCATCATTTTCACATAAGATACTTATGGTTGGGCATATATTAGAATATCACCCAGCTGTTATAGCATTAGAAAAATATATCAGAGATGGTCATCTTGGCGAATTACAGTATTTTTATTCTAGTCGTTTGAACATAGGTAGAATAAGAAGAGAGGAGAATGTGCTTTGGAGTTTTGCTCCTCACGATATTGCTTTGATCAGAACTATAGTTGGTGTATCACCTTTATTTGTAGGAGTTAAAGAGGCTTCATATTTGACTGAAGGCGTGTCTGATATTACAATTATGCATCTTGATTTTCCTGGTGGAATAAAAGCGCACATATTTGTCTCTTGGCTTCATCCTGTGAAAGAGCAAAAGTTTGTTGTTATAGGTAGTAAAGCTATGGCTGTTTTTGATGATCAGACGAATGAGAAAGTGAAAATATATGAACATAAGATTGAATGGAAAGAGCCATCAGAAGTTGCGCATATTGATAAGGCTGAATATAAAATTCTTTGTGGTAGTTTTGGTGGAGCAGAGCCGTTAAAAGATGAGCTAAAGCATTTTGTAGAATGTTGTGAAACTGGTAAGGCTCCAAAGACTGGTGGTGCTGAAGGCAGAGAGGTCTTGAACATACTGGAGGGACGAAAGTGAGAAACAGGCTTTGGATAGTGGCAGGAATATTTGTTCACGAAAGTTCTTATGTAGATAAGGATGTAGAGATAGGAAAAAACACTAAGATCTGGCATTTTTCTCATATTCAAGCAGGTGCCAGTATTGGAGAGAATTGTATCATAGGACAGAATGTCAACATTGGCCCAGGAGTGGTGATTGGTGATAATGTGAAAATACAGAATAATGTCTCAGTCTATGAAGGTGTTACTATAGAAGATGATGTCTTTTTAGGACCAAGCTGTGTGTTTACAAATGTAAGGAAGCCAGAAGATTTTGGAATGAGAAAGTTCATCAAAACGCATGTGGGTAAAGGTGCTGTAATAGGTGCTAATGCTACAATAATTTGTGGCATAAAGATAGGTGCTGGTGCTTTTATTGGAGCCGGTTCTGTGGTGACAAAAGATGTGCTTTCTGATGAATTGGCTATGGGCAATCCAGCCAAATCTAAATATACACTAAAGGATTGAAATGAAAATATTATTAGCATTCCCTATGGCTGATGGGCAGACTGGCCCAGCTATTAAATATGCTTTTGAAAAGCTTGGGCATGAAGTGAAGGCCGTGGATGCTAAATTAAATCCAAGGAAATCTCATTTTACAGCAATACATTTTGAACCTGATCTGATTTTTTGTTCACGAACAAAAGAGTTAGCAGATCAAGTTAGGTTAATTAAATTGGTTATTGATACAAAAATCTGTATGTGGAATGTTGATACTAGAACAAATATTACAGAATGGAAACATCTTTTTCCTCTTATTAAATTATGTGATTACTACTTTGTTGTGGCGTCAAAGCTAATTTCAGAATGGAGGAAAATTAATCCAAACACTTTTTGGATTCCTCAGGGATTACAGAACGAGGTTTACAAAAAGCCGTTGATTATAACAGACAAGGATAGAGAGAAATATTCCTGTGATGTTGGCTGGGTTGGAGATATTGATTCAGGTGGGCATATTTTTAGACGCTCATTTATAAAGGCTGTAAAAAGCATGGACATAGGTTTCAGAGTTTGGGGACGTAAAGGGAAGTCAAAAATATATAATGAAGAGCATAATAAAATGGTCTCATTATCAAAAATTAATTTAGGCATGTCAGGCTGGCCGGAAAATGAAAATTGTGTTTCTGTTCGGGATTACAAGATTTTGGGAGCAGGGGGGTTTCTTTTGGAATTTGATAGGAAGAGAATACATGATATTTTTCCAGGAAATACGTTTGATGTATATAGCGATCCTGAGGAGCTTGTTGATCAGATTGAATTTTATTTAGAAAATGATACGCAAAGGAAAAGTATAGCAGAGATGGGTTATAATTGGGTTCATAAAAATGCTACTTATACGCATAGAATAAAAGAAATGCTGAATATTATGAAAGGAGATCTAAAATGTTGATAGCTCATTATTATCCTAATCCATTTGCTGCTAAATTTGAAAAGTATCTGCCTGAGCACAGATTTTTAGCTAATAAATGTACCAAAGATGTTGATCTTATTTACTGCGGAAGTGTGTCGCGAATTCATTGGGCCTTAATTGCTAAGAATGAATTTAAAAAACCTTTGGTTTGCTGGGTTTGGGATATTCCATATAATTGGAGGTCGTGGTGCAGGACAGATAAAGAAAGAGCAGAGCATAAATGGAGAGACAAGAAGATCATGAAAAATGTTGCTGGCCTTCACCAATGTGATAAGATCATAAGTGCTAGTAAATGGACACAGAAAACTCTTAAGGAACAGTTTGATATAGACTCTGAGCAGATGTATTTTTATATAGATACTGAAGAGTTTGATGCCGTTCCTGAGCAGGAGAATAAAGGTCATGTTATTCAGATCAGCCGGTATGCTCTTAACAAGAGATTTGATTTGACCATACAAGCTATGAAAGGAATAGGTAGAGAATTGGTCTGTATAGGGATGGGTAAAAATTCAGATATTGATCTCGTTAAGCTTGCTAAAGATATTGGAGTTGATGTCACCTTTTATCAAAATCTTGAAAGGAAGAAAGTCATTGAGCTTATAAAGCAATCTGAACTTCTTGTGAGTCCTTCAGTATTTGAAGGATGGGGGTTGAGTCCAATTGAAGCATTATATTGTAATAAGCCAGTGCTTTTGAGTGACTTGGAAGTGTTCAAAGAAGTGTATAAATATTATGCTCCTTGCCATAAAAGAGATGATGCTGAGGATATGAATAGGAAAATTTGTGATCTTCTTTGTAGAGAAAGTGAGCGACTTAGTGCTGTTCAAGCTTGTAGGCCATTTATAAGTGATTTTACTATTCCTAGATTCGTGACCAGATGGAACAAATTGATTAAAGGCTATATGAAAGGTCAATGATACTAATGAAAGGTAAGACTATTAGACCTAAAACGATCACCGTTCCTAGAGCCTCTGAGAGCTTGGTTAATAAGATAAGAAGGCAAGTGGTAAGATGAAGATTATTGGAATTATGTTGACATGGAATAATCTAGTATTTTTTAAATATTCTTTGCAGCAAGCATTAAGCTTTTGTGATGAAGTTTGGGTTGTTGATGGCTGCCATTCCCATAAGTATCCTTGGCATTCCACGGATGGAACTTATGAGTATCTTAAAAATTATAGGCATGAAAAGTTGAAATTTGTTGACATAGAAAGAATAGATGGCAGATACGATAAAGTTCAGCGGTTTTTAAGAGAGACAATTCCTAAAAAATCTCAATATTGGAAACCTGGGAATTGGGTATTTCAGTTGGATGATGATCTTTTCTTTTTTGAAAAAGATTTGATTAGAATAAGAGAAGCGATGCAGAATAGTGAATATCCAGCTTTGGAATTTAATATGCGGTATTTTATTTATAATTTTAAATTGAATTTTTTACAAAAAAGTCTTGATCTTTGTTATAAAATTGTTGATGATTTTGGGAAAAAGTTTGTGATGAAGGGAGTGGGTTATCCACGTTATAGATCTGGTGCAAAATATCATACTAATTATTTAAAAGATATAATTGTTCATCATTATACTTATGTGAAAATACCTGAACGAATGGCTCCTCGCTGGGAAATGTCAATAGAAAAAGGAACAAAGCGTTCAAAAGGTCGTTTTGAAAAATGGATGAATATTGATCTGAATAAGATGGATTTTATTCAATTGGGAAAAGAATTAAATAGGATCAGACCAGGTGGAGGATTAAATATATATACAGAAAGACACCCAAAAGTATTAGATAATCACCCTTGGGTGAATATTGATGATGTAAGGAAATTGAAATGAAGATTATTGGCCTTATGCTAACATGGAATAATTTAGAATTTTTTAAATGTTCTTTACATCAAGCGTTGAATTTCTGTGATGAAGTGTATGTAGTTGATGGTTGTCATTTTCATAAATACCCTTGGCATTCTACAGATGGAACTTATGAATATATTAAGAATTATAGGCATCCTAAATTGAGACTTGTTGACATAAGAAAGAAACGCAATAGATACGATAAAGTTCAGCGGTTTTTAAGAGAGACAATTCCTAAAAAATCTCAATATTGGAAACCTGGGAATTGGGTATTTCAGTTGGATGATGATCTTTTCTTTTTTGAAAAAGATTTGATTAGAATAAGAGAAGCGATGCAGAATAGTGAATATCCAGCTTTAACGTGTGATGTTAGATATTTCATATATAATTTCAAATTGAATTTTTTGCAAAAAGGTGGAAGCGTTTGCTATAGAATTTTGGATGAATTTGGAATGAAATATGCAGGTCGTCCTTGTTATAAGAATGGTGTAGGATTTAAGGCTCTATACTTAAAAGACATAATTGCGCATCATTATACTTATATGAAAAAGCCAGCAAGAATGAAAGCTCGCTGGGAAATGTCAATAGAGAAAGGCGCAAATTCCTCAATAGGTCGTTTTCAAAAATGGATGAATATTGATTTGAATAAGATAGATTTTGCTCAATTAAAAGAAGAATTAAATAGGATCAGGCCGGATGGAGGCTTGAATATATATACAGGAAAATACCCAAAGGTGTTAGATAATCATCCTTGGATGAACATTGATGATATAAGGAGATTGAGATGACCAAAGATGAAGAGTTTGAATTCTTTTTTTCAAAATTTGGAGTGACTTTAGAAGAGGTTAGAAATAGATTAAAAAAACTTTATTTGAGTGAAGGCGTGAATACTGAAGGATTGCTGTCTTTGTATATTTCTATGGTTTCTTTAGTGATGGATGATGTAAGAAACATATTGGAGTTAGGTACAGGTTTGGGGGAACGAACAATAGTTCTTTCTAGACTTTTCCCGATGGCTAAAATATATACTCTTGATCTTCCTGAAAGTGATAAGGATTTTAATATAGCATGGAGAGGACTACCAAAGAAAATTGACGGTCCTGGGAAGTTTAAAAGGAATATTGACAGGGAAAATATTACATACATAAATAGCAATTCTTTTTTTCTTCCTTCATTAGAATTGCCAAAAGAATTTGAGTTTATTATTGTTGATGGTGGTCATACATATCCTGTAGTTGCATGGGATATTATGTTTTCTTATTCTCATCTTAAGAAAAATGGATTTATGCTCATGCATGATTATTCTGTTGATGCTGGAACGCTTAATGTTAGAGATGTTGTTGAATGGATGGCTGAACGAATAGATGAGAAAGTATGGTATTTTCCAGGTTCATTTCAGTCAGAAAAAAACAAAAGAGTTAAAGTTCCTTGTGTGAGAAAGGGGGATTGTAGAAAATGAGAATACTTTTACTTTCAGCCCATATAGATGATGCAGATACAGGATGTGGTGGAAGTGCTGCTAGATATTCCTATGAAGGTAATGAAATATATTATGCTGTATTTACTTTGGCTGAAGAATCATTGCCGGATGGTTTGCCTAAAAATATTATGGTGAAAGAACTTAAAGAGGCAACCAGGATTTTAGGGATTCGTCCAAGTAATTTGATAATTAAAAAATACCCAGTTAGAAGGTTTCCTCAATATAGGCAGGAAATCTTAGAAGATATGGTGCAGATGAATAAAGAAATAAATCCTAGTTTGGTTTTTATGCCTTCTAAATTTGATACGCATCAGGATCACGTTGTCATTGCTGAAGAAGGATTCCGTGCATTCAAATCATCTTCAATTTTAGGCTATGAAATGCCTTGGAATAATGTAAGTTTTGAGTCGTCAGCTTTTATTAGTCTTAAGTCTGAATACATTGATAGAAAAATAAGAGCATTAAAGTGCTATGTGTCTCAAAGATTGAGAGCAGCAAGACAAGGGAGAAGGCCGATCAATTCAGAAATGATCACAGCTTGGGCGCATCTTAGAGGCCATCAGATTTATGTGGATTTCGCTGAGGCATTTCATGTATTAAGGTGGATTGTAAGATGAAAAAGAAAATAATATTTTTTGGAAACAAGGGCTGGGGAATTTACGTTCTGGATTATTTGATATCTCGTGGTTATGAAATTCCATTAGTCATTCTTCCTCCTGGCATTAATAAAGAAAGAGCTATGGGAATAAGTGAGCTTTTGCCATCATCAACTATAATCATAAGATACCATAGCGATAATGAAGAGGCCATCGCTGGCGTGATAAAATCATTTAAGGATTATTTGATTCTTGCTTGTTCATATACATCTATTATTCCAAAGAGTATCGTTGAGCTTGGGGTCGTAAATATTCATGGCGCAATTTTGCCTCAGCATCGTGGCTCTAATATGCTGAATTGGGCAATCATCAACGGCTGGAAAGAGACAGGGATTACATTGCACTATATGGAAGAGACATTGGATTCAGGAAGCATAATTGCCAATATTACATATCCAATATATTCATATGAAAATGTTAATGATGTTAAGATGACAATGTTTTCAAAAACGACAGAACTCCTGGATGAAAATTTACCGGCTTTAATGGGGGGAAAGGTTAAAGGTTCTGAGCAAGATCATACACTTGCTAGGTATTATCCAAAACGAAAGCCAGAAGATGGCAGGATTGATTGGAGTAAAAATGCTGAAGATATTTATAATTTGATTAGAGCATTAGTTAGACCATATCCTGGTGCTTTTACTCATTATACATCATCAATAGTGATTGAAAAAGCTCGTATAGAAATTGATAATAGGGTTCACTCTTGTCCTGGGAGAATCACAAAACACGAGAATGGTGTTTGGGTGACTGCTGGATATAATATTGTCGTTATAGAAGAAATTAGAGAAGGAAGTTTACGAGAATTATATAATTTTTTACCTATAGGAAAATATCTTGAGTAAACAAATTAATGTTCTTTTGACAGGCATAGGTTGTCCTGGCGGTGTTTCAATAATTCAGAGCCTAAAGGCTGACCCAAACATTGAAATTATTGGCACAGATATGAGAGAGGATGTCCCTACAAACCATCTGGTGAAAAAATTCTATCAGGTTCCTGGCGGGATGGAAAAGGACTACATTGATGTGATATTAAACTTGGTGAGGAAAGAAGAGATAGATGTGATTTTACCTTGTGCTACATTTGAACTGGACGCTCTTTCTGCCAGCAAAACCATATTTCAGGATTATGGCTGTGAAGTTTGTGTTTCTGATTATAGAGGCCATGTGATCGCTAATGACAGACATCTGATGTCAGATGTCTTTGGGGCTTATCCATTTATACCAGAATTTGCCACTCCAAAGAATTGGGAAGAGATGTGTTATAGCTTAGGCGTATTGGGGTATCCAGAATATAAAGTTGTGATTAAACCTTTTGTGAATCACGGAAGTATAGGGCTAAGAATTGTTGATAATAATGTTGATGTATATGAGCAATATAGGCATAAGAAACCATATTCAATAAATATTAATTTTAATCAGCTTGAGGAAATTTTTAAAGGTAGAGAATTTGATGACATTCTTATGCAGGAATATCTTCCAGGTCAAGAATGGGAAGTTGATTTATTGCTTGATCCAATAAATCACAAAGTGTTAGCTGGTGGGCTCCGTGAGCAAGGTGATGTCATTATGAGTGCTTCTGAAAAGGCCGTTTTGGTATTTCGTGATGATGTTTATCAAATAGGTAAAGAGATGGCTGAAACATTAAAGTTAAGCTATACAATAAATTTGAGTATAAAATTAGCAGAGGATGGTATACCTAAAGTGACAGAAATGAATCCACGATTAGGTGCTGGGATGTTCTTGCCAATTTCTGGTGGAGTGAACTTTCCATTGCTATCTGTTCATATGGCTATGAATATGGAGATTGATGTTCCTAAATTTAATTATGGATTATCAATGTATATTTATAGAGGCTATTTGGTTATGGATGAAGATGGAAAAATAGTTAATCAAACAGTTTGCCATGAGGGAGGAAAAGATGGGTAAGGAACGCCAAGCATCTTATTATGATGTTTATTATAGGAAAACAGGCGTGGCGATCTCTCCACCAATGATACCAATAATTGCATATATTGCTGGTGTGCTGAGAGAACGAAAAGTGAAAAGTGTGTTAGATATTGGCTGTGGTGCTGGCGCTATGCTTGCTGAATGTGAGAAGGCTAACATAATTAGTTATGGATTTGATTTTAGTCCTGAAGCTATAAAACTTTGCAAAGAATCTTATAAATTAAAAAATACGTGGGTAGGTGATGCTAGATATTTTAGTAATTTTGTGAAAAAATATGATGCTTATTTGTGTTTAGAAGTTTTGGAGCATATACAAGATGATTTTGGTGTGATTAAACATTTAAAATCTGGAGTTTTATTTATTTTTTCAGTGCCATCTTTTATAAGTCAAGCCAGTTCTCATGTGAGATGTTTTAAAGCTGATAAGCAAATTAGGATGAGATATGATAAATTTGTGAATATTGAAAATATTAAATTATTTGGGAAAAGACGAGTTACGATTGGGAGGATAAAATGAAGCCATTAGACATTAGGGACATTTCAATCATAGATGCACTGCCAACATATTGTTGTAGAGGTTTGACTGAGGACAGTTGGAGGACTATTTTGAATGTTGGCTGTGGAGAGGGAAGGATTGACTGGCATCTTTCACTAATGGGATTCCAAGTTTATTCAACGGATATTATAAAGCCTAAAAGCACTGATGGTTTGAATTTCTCAGAGGCTAATATTTTTGATTTGAAAAGCTTTCCTATTCCTAGTGCTTCTGTTGTCATTTGTAGCCAGGTATTAGAGCATTTGAAAGGGCTTAAAAGAGCAGTAGGGAATTTGTTGATGTTGGCCGAAATCAGATTAATCATAACTGTGCCACGACTGAAATCTTACAGCTGTCAGTACCACGTCTGGCATTGGGATGATCTTTCTATACGGGAATTTGAAAAATGGTGTAAGCCATATTCAGTTGCCATAACAAAAATAAGAACGAAACCAGAGGACGTAAAGATGAAGCAATGGGCTTATTTGATTGTGGTGGATAAAAGGCAATGCTATGAATAAAGTGCATTTAGTTTCGTATCCTAGAAGTGGCAACACGTGGGTGAGATTTTTAATAGCTAATATTCAGCATCCTGATCTAGACATTGGCTATAAAGAATTAGATAAACTTGTTCCAGATATACATCAACCTCATTCTTGGAAAGGAGAAAAATTTAATTGGTCACCTGTGGTATTTAAGTCTCATGAAATATTTCGTGATGATTATGAAAAGCTTATTTATTTATACAGAGATGGTCGTGATGTGGCACTTTCTTGTTATTATTTTTATCAGGGCGTATGGAGTAATCCAGAGTGGCGAATTGTTCCTAGCAGGATGAATTTTACACAATATTTGAGAAAGTTTGTTATGGATTGGAACACCTATGGAGGGTGGAAGGAACACGTTAGTTTTTGGGTTGTGCGCAAGATATTAAATACTGATGTTTTATTTATTAAATATGAAGATCTGATTCGTGATCCTTATATGGGTTTGATAAAGATGCTTAAATCCTTAAGTATAAATTGTACATATGAGCAAGTTTGTGCTGCTGTACATAAATCCACATATAGCAAATTAAAAGCAAGAGCGCCAGGTGATGGTCAGCATCCATATTCTTCTGGTACCAAGGGAACAGCCGGAGGGTGGAAAAAGATTTTTACGGAAGAGCAAAAGAAAATTTTTTGGGATTATGCTGGAAGCGTGATGAAGAAATTAGGATATATTGAGGAGGAATGATGTCCAAAATAAAAATCAGAATTGAGAAAGGCGAGAAGATAAAGGCTGTGTTTCAAGAAGCTCCTCTTGTGTCTTTTCCAGGTAGGCAATATCGTAATTGGGTTTGGGATGAAAAAAGAAGAGGATGGGTAAGGAGAGAAAAATGAAAATATTAGTGACAAGTGGAGCTGGATTTAAACTTTTAGAATAGCACTTGTGATGTTGGTGCTTAAAACTCTAATATATTAGTGGAGGCTTCTTATGAATCTAAAAGGTAGAAGAATCCTTATAACAGGAGGATCAGGCTTTTTAGGAAGAGTATTGGTCAAGAAATTGGAAAAGATTGGGGCACAAGTATTTGTGTGCCGATCTAAGCATTATGATCTTGTGGATTATAAAGCTTGTGGAAGATTGTTTAGATATATGGTGCCTAATATTGTGATCCATTTAGCAGCATTTTATGGTGGAATTGAGATCAATCAAAAGTATCCAGCTAGAATTTATTTTAAGAATTTAATAATGGGAGCAAATGTAATTGAGATGTGTAGAAAATGGGATGTAGAAAAGTTTGTTGGTATAGGCACAGCTTGTTCTTATCCTGGCTATTTGGAAGGAGATCTGAAAGAAGAGAATTTATGGGATGGTCCTTGCCATGAAAGCGTTAAAAATTATGGGCCTACAAAAAAGATGCTTCAAATTCAGTGTGAAGCCTATAAAAAACAATATGGTTTAAATGGGATTCATCTGATTTTGACCAATCTTTATGGAGAATGGGATTCATATAATCCAGAGAGGTCTCATGTAGTTGCTGCGCTTATTAGAAAATTTGTAGAAGCCAAGATGAATGGTAATGATGTGGTAAGAGTTTGGGGGAATGGAAAGCCTATTAGAGAATTCATTTATGTTGGGGATGTGGCGGATGCTATAGTGCGTGCTACGGATGTTTATAATGATTTAAGTCCTTTGAACATAGGCACTGGAATTGGAACGAGCATAAGAGAACTTGCTGGCTTGATAATGATGCTGACCAATTATAAAGGCAATCTGTATTGGGATACAGAAATGCCTTCTGGTCAATCTAAAAAGGTTCTAGATATCACAAAGATGAAAAGGGTTTTAGAATGGGAGCCTAAAACTTCATTACAGGATGGTCTTAAGGCGACTATCTCTTGGTTTGAGCAAAACTATACAGAGGCTATAAAGAGGTGGTGAAAGGCTATGAAGGGTAAGACTATTAGACCTAAAACGATCAACGCTCCTAGAGCCTCTGAGAGCTTGGAGTATAAGGCTAGATAAGTGAGAGAGACACGATGACGCCAGAAAAATTACGATTAGCAGTAAACTCTGAATGCGGAAAGATTCAGAGTGACATAGAATTGGATAATGATGATATTGATCGCGAGGGTGGATATATGATGGTAAGGATTGATGAAAAGATTACAGACAAGCGTTTGCGTAGTTTTGTGGGCGAGGCAAATGTTAGGGAATATGATCCTCATGCTGATACCGTTAGGGTGACAAAAGTGTATCCTTCTGACACGCAATTAGATGACAAGTTGGTTCTTGGTAGTCATCATTCTGCCGGTAGTGGTTTGGGTGGCGCTCTTGGTGACACCGTTATTGATCCATATTTTTGGCCTTCTCTTAATCTTATTGATAATCAGCGTAGGGCAAAAGGTTTGCCGAAATTAACATGGGGGTGGAATCATATAAGAAAAAAAATCACAATTGATCCAATGCCGTTTCAAGACGGCGATAATTATTGGTATCAATCGGTAGAGAGATCAAATTGGACGTTGGCTAATTTGCCGTCAGATCTGGACGAGCTTATCGTCACCGGTACTGTGTGGAAGTGTTTAGAAATAGTATTGGGTCAGCGTAGTCAATTGGGAGGAATTCCTAGAGAAGGTGGATTTGTGAATTATCCTGCTGGCACTATGGGTGACTGGGTAGTGAGAAAGAAAGATGAATTTTTTGACATGCTTAAATTAAAAACAGTACTATATGGCTCAAAATGATAAAGGCAAAATTTATAGTTGATTATTCTCTTTTTGAAGAGAAGATGGGGGCTATGGGCACAAAGGTTATTCCTTATGCTAGAATCCAAGCTCAGCAGATAGCTAAGTTTGGGAATAGGATGATAAAGGTATTTACATTGCGTGGCGGGACTCGTACCAAAGGTCGTAAAAAGATTGCTGAAAAGTGGGACTTACAGCAATCAAGAAAAGCCTATACAGATATTTATACAATAAGGAATTTATATCCTAACCAGGACGTGATTGCTATTTTTGAAGATGGGGCAATGGTTCACAATATTGTGCCTAAGAAAAAGAAAGTATTATTTTGGGTGGATCCAGATAGTGGGGAGGAGATATATGCTAGGAACGTACACCATCCTGGCGTTCCTGCTTCTCATATGATGGAGAAAACAATACGTGCTCTTGATCCAAAAATTGATCTTTGGCAAAGAGCAACATTTGCTATGGCGGACACAGTAGTGAGGCGATAATTATGCCATATTATGGATTGGGCACTAAAGAAGAAATATTGAAAGATATAGATACTCAATTGAATACGATTGATGGAATTAAATTTGTTGATTATCAAAGAGTGTTGGCTTCAGGTATTGGCCCAGAAAAATATCCTGGTTCTTTTATAAATGATGTGAGTACCGATAAAGAAAGGTTGCTGAAAGATTTGTATCGTAATGTTTTTGGGTGCTCACTTGTATGCTGGGTTTGGGCAACAACCGAGCAAGAGTTGGCTACATTAATGAATGCTTTTGAGGTGATAGTAAGAGGCAAAATAATGGCAGATCCTACAAGAGGCAATAAAGCTTATGATACCGTAATAGAAAATGTTAGTACGGATGGAGGCTCTCGTTGGCCGCAAGGGATGACGATTGTAAATACAGCTATTGTTTATTATAGCGTGGATTAACAATGGAAAATCGTAGAACTGTTTTAGCAAAGCTGGCAGTAAAGATGGCTGAAGTTGATGAAATTAAAAAAGTAATAAGAGTGTATGTGAAGAATTTTGATCTGACTCAATTTACGCAAGCGCAACTGCCATTGCTGGCCATTATTGAACCGGCTGAAGAAACTGATGATGAGATGACTAGTCAAAAGTCGTTAATGGCATTAGCGACTCAATTCTCAATACATTTTTTACATTGGGGCATTACTCCTGATTCAACTTATGAAACTCTTGTGAAAGCAATTAGGGACAAAGTAGGTGCTAATTTTGATCTTGATGGTGTGGTCACAGAGGCTAGAGTGAGTGATCTTTCTGTAATAGGTGGTGAAATGCCTTTATATAATTTTGATATGGATTTAGAAATGAAATATTATTTGGATGAGATGGTAACTTAAAAGGAGGACAATATGCCTAAGTCTAAAGATAAATCAACAAAGATTAAAAAATCTGTTATAGGGTCAAAAATAAAAACCCCTAAAAGGAAAAAAATTGAAGAGATAAAACCTAAAGAAGAAAAGGTGCTGGATTGGGTGGAAGATAAAGTGGCTTTGCCACCTGAACCAAAACTGGTGCCTAAAAAGGTAAAAATTATTACAGGTTATCTTGCCAAATATGTTGGTAAGCATAAACATATGTCACTTTCTCCAGGTATAGGACACGTTGTGCCTGGAAAATTTTATAAAGTAGACAAAAGCTTGGCTTATACTCTCAGACAGGCCAAAGATTGGGTAGTCAAGGAAGAGTGTAAGTATGTTGATGCTACTAAAACTTAAAGGAGGTAGAGATGAGCGAAATAGCATATGCAAATCAAGAGCAAATGTTCGCTATAGCAGAAACTACATCTGGAACGTTGAAAAAGCCCACGGCTTCTGAAAGAATGTATTCAGTCGGGCCTGTGGATTTTGGGCAAGATCAAGAGTTCCTAGATGATGAACAGGTCAGAGCAACAGCATCAAGACTTAAACAATTGACAGGTCGTATGATGCCTGGAGAGTATGGCTTTGATTCTTATGTGAAGCCTAGCGGAACTGTAGGTGCTGAGCCGGAACATGATCTTTTGTTCAGGTCTTTGATGGGGGCTGGTGATATTGATGGAGATGGGAACTATGCCTATACGTTGGAAAATGAGTTGCCTTCATTTTCTTTTTGGGTGAAGAAAGGCCATACTGTTTTTGCCTTTAGAGGAGCAACAGTTGAAGGAGCGGATTTTGGTATTTCTGGTGATGCCCTTTCTCTTATTAGTTGGAGCGGAAAGTATATGAGGGAATTGAGATGTGGAACGTCTTCTACTATTTCAATTAACGGTTCTGTTCTGACAATGCCGCCAGCAGCTTGTGAAAGCTATAGTGAAGGAATGTGGATTTATGTAGGGGCTACCAAGACTGGGCCTGGCTATCGGATTTTAAAAGTCAATCCGGCAGGAAATAAGATGACTTTAAATGGAAACCCTCCTGGCCCTGCTCGTCAGGAAGTTTCGCCATGGTGGCCAACGGCTGGAGAAGAGAAAGGATATCCGCAGCATGGTAAGCTTGGAAAGGTCACTGTCAACGGTCGTGAAACTATTGTTTTGACTGCCAATGTTAGTATGGTGAATAACATTAAATACTACATTGATGAGAAGAACAACGTGATGACTGCTGAACGATATGGTCGTCCTAAAATCCGAGAGATTGAAGGCAGTTTGGAAATGTATTTCTTGAAAAGAGGCCCAAGTTATTATTACAGATCTGAATATCAAATTCCTAATGCGTTGGTTATTCCTGTCGGTAAAGTAGATGGGAAAATTATGGAACTTCAGATTCCATACGCAGAATATAGAACGCCAAAGATCAGTGGTGATGAAGAATTTCAAGAAAGCGTTCCTTTTATTGCCGTAGCTAGTACCGGCTTGAATGATGAATTCAAAATTGTTTTTAAATAATTTTGAAAAATAATTAGGAGAGACAGACCGTGAGATCTGTTTCCCTCAAAAATTTTTAAGAGGAGGCTTTAAATGAAGCTTGAGAAAAAAGATATTGGTTCTTGGATCAGTAAGGCTGGAAAAACAGAACAAATTAAGGAATTCCGGTATCCTTACATTAAGGAATTTTTTGTTGACGTTGCGCACGCCAGCCGGTTTATTTTAAACCAAATTCGTCAATTGGCGGTAGAAGAGTACACTGATCGTAGGACTCGTACTAAAGAAGAAAAGCTGGATGAAGACAAAGTGAATTTGGGATATGCTGAGCGTATCATTAAAGGTTGGAGGGGCTTAACCGTCAAAGGGGCGGATGAACTTATTCCTGGTACGTTAGATGAAGCTGAGTTCCAATTTGAAGAGGAAAAGAAAAAGAATCCTGATTTCAAAATTCCATCTCGTGAAGACATTCTGAAAACTGAAGTTGAATTTTCAATTGAAACAGCTTTTGAGATCATCACTAATTCTGGTGATTTTATGACATGGATATTGGATGTGAGCGGGAACACTGAGCATTATTCAAAGGTTGGTGAAAGGAAGAAAGAGGAATATGAAAATTTAAAGCCATAGCGGAGGTGGCAGGTGGTCTCAAAAAATCTAAAAAGAATTGTGATGACTGCAAGAGATTAAGAGATCCTGAATCCTTCGCTAAGGGATCGGCAGTAAAGATTTTTGAGGCATTTGATTGTGAGGAATGTGAGGTGAAAAAAGGTCAGCCGATACCTGAAAATGAAAATATACTTGAGCTGTATAATTCCATTCCACATAATTATGATGGATATACTGGATTGAGGATATTGGATGTAAATGCTATAAAGTTTTTGTTTGAGGTATTTGATGTTGGGAAGAATATACAGGATGATTATTATAGAAAATTAGTGTATCTCCATGGAGAGATTGTGAATGCTAATGAAAAGGTAAGAGTACAAGAGGAAAAGAAAAGAGAAGCAGATAGAAAATGGAAAGAAGAAAAAAGCAGGATGAAAAGCAAGAGGCTTCATTAATGGATTAAATGAATTAAAATGGCTGCTAGAAAAGATATAGTCCTTCGGCTTTCATTCATGGATGATGGTTCAGCTAAAGTCAAAAAAATCACCACGACTGTGAGAAAGCAGTTGAAGTCCACAGGTGCTGCTGCTAAAAAAATGGGTAGGGATTTCAAGTCTATGACTGATCATGTGAAGGCTTCTTTTGCTTCACAAGGTAAATTTAAAAAGATGCTGAAATCTACATGGGCTCAGATGGCAATGGGTATGGGCGTAATGACTGGTGTCACTATGGCTATGCGTTCTATAAAGAGAGCCGTTACTGATGTTGTTGCTGTAGGTAGGGAATTTGAAGCTGAATGGGCCAACGTCACAACGATGATTACGGATGTTAATGTTAATACAGAAGAGATGAAAAATCAGCTGATAGGCTTGTCGCCAATTCTTGGAAGCACAACTGAATTGGCCAAAGGTATGTATCAGGTATTATCAGCATCTATTGAGCCAGCTAAGGCGATTATGTTTCTTGGCGAGGCGGCAAAGTCTGCCCAAGCTGGTGTTACTAGTGTTTTTATTGCTGTGGATGCATTGACTACTGTTATCAATGCTTATGGTATGGAGACTGAAAAGGTCACGGCAGTCTCTGATGTGATGTTTCAGACAGTTATGAGAGGTAAGTTGACATATGAGGGATTAGCATCAACATTAGGCACCGTTGTTCCTATAGCAGCAAAAGTTGGCATTAGTTTAGAAGAGG